AAATACCCGCGTCGAGTTTCCAGAACTCAAAGATCTTGCCATCCGTGAGTGGAAAGAGTGGGACCCCGATGCGTTCATCGTGGAGAAGAAATCCAGCGGCACGCCACTGTTTCAGGAGCTTCGGCGCATGGGCATACCCGTGCAGGAGTTCACCCCACACCGGGGCACCGGGGACAAGATCGCCCGTCTGAACGCCGTGTCTGACATCCTGCGCTCAGGGATGGTCTGGTATCCTGAAGGACGCCGTTGGGCCGAGGAAGTGATCGAGCAGTCTGTCGCGTTCCCCTACGGGTCGCATGACGACATGGTGGACTGCCTGAGCATGGTGCTGGCGAGATACCGGCAGGGCGGGTTCATCAGACTGCCAACCGACTTCAAGGACGAACCGTCCTATCGCAACCGCGTTACGTATTACTGAAAGAACCTGACATGGCAACGAACTTCGACCCCGCGATGATGCCCCTTGACATGGGTGTTATGACTGAAGAACCGGCTCTGGAGATTGAAATCGAGAACCCGGAAGCTGTCAGCATCGGCATCGACGGCTTAGAAATCACCCTGGAACCCGAAGCAGAAACGGCGGACACATTCGACGCAAATCTTGCGGAGTACATGGACGACGGGGAGCTTCAATCCCTGGCTTCTGAGCTTGTTTCCCTTGTAGATGCGGACATCAACAGTCGCAAAGACTGGACAGATATGTTCGTCAAGGGCTTGGAGGTCCTTGGCATGAAGTACGAGGAACGTACTGAGCCGTGGAACGGTGCTTGTGGGGTGTATTCACCGCTTTTGACTGAAGCCGCGATCCGTTTTCAGTCGGAGATGATCACCGAGACCTTCCCGGCTCAAGGTCCGGTCAAAACTCAGATCATTGGAGCGGTTGACAGACTCAAGGAAGAGGCAGCAGAGCGGGTTCGTGATGACATGAACTACATGCTGACCGAGCGGATGATTGACTACAGGTCCGAGCATGAGCGGATGCTGTATTCCCTTGGCCTTTCTGGTGCTGCGTTCAAGAAGATCTACCCGAACCCCAGTACTGAGTTGCCTGCGGCTCCGTTTGTCCCGGCTGAAGACCTTGTGATGCCCTACGGGGCGTCAAATGTTTACACAGCCGAGCGTGTGACCCATGTCATGCGCAAGACTGAAAACGAGATCAAGAAACTACAGGTAGCAGGTTTCTACAAAGACGTAGAACTGGGTGAACCTGTCAGGTTTTTCACTGACATTGAGAAGAAAAAAGCCGAAGAGCAAGGGTATACCCTTACCGACGATGATCGGTATCAGGTATTGGAGATCCACGTAGACTGGGACATGCCGGGGTACGAAGATGAAGTTCCTTTGCCGTATGTGGTCACGGTCGAAAGAGGCACCAACACCGTCCTGTCCATCCGACGAAACTGGAACGAAGACGACGACAAGAAACTCAAGCGACAGCACTTCGTCCAGTACACGTATATTCCTGGTTTTGGCGCTTATGGTCTGGGTTATATCCACCTTATTGGTGGTTATGCTCGCGCTGGCACTTCCATCATCCGGCAATTAGTGGATGCTGGCACCCTGTCCAACCTGCCGGGTGGCCTGAAGTCTCGCGGTCTTCGGATCAAAGGAGACGACACGCCTATCGCTCCGGGCGAGTTCAGGGATGTGGACATTCCATCTGGAAGTGTGCGTGACAACATCATGCCGCTTCCTTACAAGGAGCCTAGCCAAGTTTTGGCGGCTTTGCTCCAGTCAATTACTGAAGACGGACGGAGGCTTGCGTCGGTAGCGGACCTCAAGGTCAGCGATATGAGCGCCCAGGCTCCTGTTGGGACAACGCTGGCAATTTTGGAGCGGCAACTCAAGACAATGAGTGCTGTCCAGGCGCGGGTTCACGCTTCGCTTCGGATGGAGTTCAAGCTCCTCAAGGGCATCATTCGGGATTTCCTTCCTGCGGACTATTCCTACACGCCGGAGGGTGGTGATCGGTCGGTCAAGCAATCTGACTACGACCTTGTTGAAGTAATTCCCGTGAGCGACCCGAACGCCGCCACGATGGCGCAGCGGATCATGCAGTACCAAGCGGCACTGCAACTGGCTCAAGGTGCCCCACAAATTTACGACCTTCCTCAACTTCACCGGCAGATGCTTGAGGTGTTGGGTATCAAGAACGCCGAGCGGTTGGTAGCAGTTCCGGAGGATCAGAAGCCTCAAGATCCGGTGACGGAAAACATGAACGTGCTGAGGGGAAAACCTCTCAAAGCGTTTGCGTATCAGGACCATGATGCCCACATGGCAACACATCAGTCGTTCATGCAAGACCCGAAGGTGATGTCCACGCTGGGGCAGAACCCAATGGCTCAAGGAATGATGGCCGCACTCATGGCTCACATTGCAGAACATGCTGCGTTTGCGTACCGGGCTCAGGTTGAGATGGCTTTGGGTGTACCTCTGCCCGCCTTGGATGACGAGTCAAATGCACCGATAGCACCTGAAGATGAGAAGGCCCTAGCTCCGCTGATTGCCGCAGCCGCTCAGAGGACGATGGTGCAGAACCAAGCGATGGCCGCTCAACAACAAGCGCAGCAGATGGCCCAAGACCCGACGTTACAGATGCAGCAGGCTGAGTTGCAGTTGAAGCAAGCCGAAATGCAACGCAAGTCCCAGAACGACCAGATGGACTTCCAAATCGCGCAGCAAAAGTTGCAACTTGAAGCGCAACGTCTACAACTTGAGGCCCAGAAGAATCAGGGCGAAGACCCCCGGCTAAAGGCCATGAGGTCGCAGCAGGAGCTTCAACAGAAGGAACAAGTCCATCGCCAAAAACTCAACCATCAAGCGCAGCAGCAACAGGCCAAGATGCAACAACAGGCTATGAAGGCAGCTCAACCCAAAGCACCGAGGCAGTAAATGGCAACCGCATTTGACGTAGTTATCAAAGAACTGGAAGAGCGCCGCGAAACCATCGCGCAGGCGCTTATCTCAGGTGCGGCAAAAGATTTTGCCGAGTACAAATTCATGACGGGTGAAATCCAGGGTCTTTCACGCGCTCATGCTTTCATAACCGACCTTGTGCGAAAGATGGAAAACGACGATGAGTGAACTACTCCTGAGCGACGGCCAAAACACCACCGTGTTGCCGCAAACCGACGAGGAAAAGGCCCGACAAGTGCCTGATCCTGTGACCTACCACCTGCTCTGCGTTCTGCCTAAAGCGGAAGAAGCGTACGAAAGCGGTCTGGTCAAAGCAGGGCAGACCATGCACTTTGAAGAAGTGTTGAGTCCAGTTCTGTATGTCGCCAAGATGGGGCCAGACTGCTACAAAGATCCACTGCGCTTCCCCAGTGGGCCTTCGTGCAAAGTCGGTGACTTCGTGCTGGTTCGGCCCAATTCTGGTACGCGGCTAAAGATCCACGGTCAAGAGTTCCGCATCATTAATGATGATTCGGTTGAAGCTGTTGTGCAAGATCCGAGGGGGATCAAGCGTGGATAACGATGAGTACCACACCTATGGCATAACCGACGATTTTGCTTGGTACGAACTGACTGCGATGAAACATACGTTGCAGCAGTTGACGTCTCGTTTTGAAAACATGGAGCGAACTTTGAAGTCTCGTTCTGTTGATCAAGGCCAATACCTTAATTACCTTGAAGGCAAGATCCGCATGCTCAAAGCACTCGTCCCCCAAGACGCAAAGGAGTAACACATGAACGAATTTAAGTTCCCCGATGAGGTGGAAAAAGAAAAGCCCGTCGAAGAAAAGCTGGAGATCGAGATCGAAGGCGACACCGAGATTGAGGTCGTAGACGACACGCCTGAGCAGGACCGTGGGCGCAAGCCCATGAAGGAAGCTCCTGCGGAGGTCACGGACGACGAACTGGCGCAGTACTCCGAAGGAGTAAAGAAGCGCATCCAGCACTTTTCCAAGGGATATCACGAAGAGCGCAGAGCCAAGGAATCTGCGCTGCGTGAACGTGAAGAAGCAGTGCGCCTCGCTCAGAACCTCGTAGAAGAGAACAAGCGCCTACAGGGCAGTTTGGGCCAAGGCCAGCAGGCTTTGCTTGAACAAGCAAAGAAGGTTGTTGCCAACGAGGTTGAATCAGCAAAGGCAAAGCTCAAAGCCGCGCATGAGGCAGGTGACACTGAAGCGTTCATTGAGGCGCAGGAAGAACTGACAACCGCTAAGATCAGAGCAGAGCGTGTCAACAATTTCAAGCCCCAGACTCCTCAGGCAGTTGCACAAGCCCCCGCATCTGTGGTACAACCCGCTCCACAGCCTGAGTATGTGCCTCAGATCGACACCAAAGCCAGAGCGTGGCAAGAAGCCAATTCCTGGTTCGGGGCCGACAAAGAGATGACGGCGCTTGCTCTTGCGGTACATGAGAAACTTGTGGAAAGCGGGGTCAACCCAACAAGCGACGAGTACTACGAGAAGATCAATTCCCGTGTACGCAGTGTTTTTCCAGATGCGTTCCACTCGGAAAAACGTAAGTCGTCGGTTGTGGCACCCGCCACGCGCAGCGTAGCGCCTAGAAAGATCACGCTGACGCAATCACAAGTTCAAATCGCCAAGCGGCTCGGACTGACCAATGAGCAGTACGCCCGTGCGGTAGCGGAAGAAATGAGGAAACAAAATGGCTGAAC